TCTGCTGTGACGGCTACCACCAACATGCTAGATCGTCCGGGTTCTGAACTGAATGCCTCTGCTGCACAGAAATCTGTACATATGGGCCTTCCTATTCTGTCTATTGTACCGATCCGTGAACTAGTGGACGAATTCGTAGGATCCAACAAGGACAACGCTGACTTCATGGCGATGCTCGATGTGGTGAACTCGAAGATCTCTGGTATTCGTCAGGCTTATCGTGAGAAACTCCCCGGTATCCTGAATAAACAGTTCAGCACAGAACCTGTGCCGGAGCAGTGGCAGGCTATGCAAAAGACTGTTGCAAACACAGACTTCACTTCGATTGTGGATATTCAGAACATGCAGGACTCCATGCAGTTGCTGGAGGAACGTGGTGTACGACAGGCTCGTATTTTGTCTGTTGAACAAACTCTACAAGGGAAACTGGTTCCCTATGTTTTCCAAGATGCCAAGGAGAAAGCAGAGCAATTGGCTACATACATGAACACGAAGGTTGCTGGAAAGCTCCTCGTAAAAAATGCCTATGCGATTGTCAAGAACCTCGACGGAGACTTCGATGAGACTTTGGTTCCGATCATTAATGAACTGGTCACGCTCTATGCGATTGACAGTATGGATGCTGACATGCGTGAGATAACAGTCCAGCTTTGGCAGAACGAACCTCGTGCCATGACTGGGATCGTGTCCTTTATTCAGGGTCTGAATGAGGCTGAAGATCAGAAGGCTGTGTCTGAGATTGCAAAGCTGAATGGTCTGAAAGGGTATATTCCGAACATCGGTAAAGATAACCATAGGATCATCGTGGCTCCTGATTCTCAAGAACAGGAACTCATTCACCGTGGGTACAAGAAGGTTTCTGAATACACTGGGGATATCGACACGATCTTCCCACAGTCCTACTATGTGACAAATATATCACAGCAGGGTATGTACTCTCAGGGGATCATGCAGAACGTCGCATCCACTTACCGTGGTGTGGACGTGAACTCTGGCATGAGCGTCACTGGTGACACTGCTGGACTTGTATCAGGTGGTGGTACAGTGGACAGAACCATGCAGATGATCTTGGATCCTTCCTTTGTTCTGGAAGATGAGAGCGAGTCTCTGATCCCTGTATTCGATGCAGATAATGCTGTGATTGGTTTCGAGCGTTCGATTAACCCTGCCATCTCTGAAGGTTTCCTCGGTCGTGATGAAAACCTTGCAGTGAACATGGGTGCTTGGGCTGGTCGTCAGGTGGAAGAAGAACTTTCCACTCAATACAACAAGGCTCTGATCGACAAGCTGGATGATCTGTATCAGAACAAGGACTCTTTGGATCTTGGTAAATTTGTGAACCTAAGTACCACAAATGAACCGATTTATAAAGAGAGCTTCAAGCTGATCCCTGCTGAGATCAAGAGCTACGCTGACAGTAAGTTTGATGGAACAGGGATGATGGTTCCAGAGTCCATGGTTAACCTATCTGTGGGCTACCGTGAGGCGTCTGTGGCTGATCTGTGGACCGGGAATACCCGGATGCCTGATAAACTGGTGAAGACTGTTCAGCACGTCACGAAGATGCAGTTTGGTCAAACATCTCTCCGGACACTTCTGGTGAAGGGTGAAACTATTGGACAAGGTGTAATCTCTGATGCCAAAAACATCATCGTGATTAAGTCTTTAATTGTTCCTGTTGCAAACACTCAGGCGAACATCCTCCAGTTGTCTACCAATGGTGTCCCGAACAAGGTGATTATTCAGGGTTATCGGAAGAAGCTGGCTGAGATCACTGAGTTCAACAAGAACGTAGATCGTTTGATCGAGCTTCGTCATGAAGATCGTATGACATCGGATACACGTCGTAAGCGTTTGATTGTAGACAAGATTCAGGTGATCGAAGATCTGAATGCTCGTATGTCCATTGCTCCTATGATCGCTGCTGGTGCGTATAAGCAACTGTCAGAGGGTCTGACTGATGTGGATGTGGCACAGACGAATGGTGGTCTGGCTGATTATCTTGAGGGTCTGGCTAACAAACTGCCAGACACTCTTGGTGCAGTTATGGAGAATGGTTTAGTTTCGAAGTCTACGACGCTGTACAAAGCAGCGAATCGTGCAACCCAATATTGGGACTTCTTGGCTAAGTCTATTTTCTACGACCACCTTGTATCCAAGGGACTTAGCGAAACGGAAGCATTGAAAGCCATGAATGAAGAATTCGTGAACTTCAGTTTTCTTCCGGGTCGTACCCGCTCCATGCTGGAACGGAATGGTCTCATATGGTTTATGAACTTTAAGATCAGGATTACCAAGATTGCTATGAAGCAAATGAGGGAAAACCCTGTTCGTGCTATGGCGTTCAACACCATGTTTGATTTTGGTTCTCCGATCTCTGACAACATCTTTACTGTCATTGGTGAGGGTCGGATAGGTTACCCTACGGGCTATGAGATGCTCTTTGCGGCACCTGAACTTAATCCGTGGGTAAACCTTATGAGTAGTAACCACTGAACAAACGGGGTGGTCTCCGGCTGACTTCTCGACTTGTCCTGTGAGTCAGCAGACCATTCTGCTATGCGACTCAAAGTGTCAGCTTTCAAGGTATTCAGTGACGGCTGCCCATATGACGAAAGCAATTACTCCCGCTATAAGCAGACCGATGATACCCCAAAAAAAGAAGTAGCCGACAAATATGACGGCTACTCCAATGATTGAGATGGCGATCAAAACCATGATGGCCATGATCGTTCCAAAGACAGATCCGAGGATCTTGCCAAGTTTAGTCAACATCGAAGATGCTCGATTTCTTCGTTTTCACCGTTTGACCACCAACTTTTTTGGGGTCTTCAGTTTCAGTGTTTGTCGGGGAGTCCGAGGATGCCTTTTCGTCGGAGTCCCCGAAGAGGTTTTTTGAGGCTTTGGACTCTGCTTCCGTAGGTTTTGTCTCTGGCTTCTCAGCTTCTGTCTCTGGTTCAGAACTTCCTCCTGAATCAGAATCATCGCTGCTTCCTTCAGAATCATTGTCCCTAGTTTCAGTAGCATCGGCATCCTCCTCCTTCTCTGGAGCAGGTTTTTTGATAGTGGTCGTCGGTTTGGTGGTTTTGGAACCACGAGGACGACCGCCCTTGTTCTTGGGTTTGACGCCTTCCATCAGCACTTCTGCTTCGAGATCATCACCATTAATGGTGATCTCAACTTCGCCTGTAGATCCGGGGATACCCAGAGTTTTGACATAAGTGTTCAGTGCATTTTGGATGTCGTCTTCATCGAGCATGATCCGCATTGGTTCGCTCTCCTTTAAAATGTTTACGGTTGCGATGGCATGTCCGTCCATTGGACGAACCCCACCAAAGGAAAAAGTAGAGAGAATGATATGATCGTAATCATCATCTTCAATCATTCCGGCTTCCACCAGTGTGTCACTGAAATACTTGTCAGCGATTGACCCCACGTTCATGGTGTCGAGTCTGCCATTACGGGCTGCGAAGATCGTATAGTGGATCCAGACCTTCTGTGCTCTTGGTTTACCTCTTAGAAGTGGTTTCACTTCATCTGCAAAGTTTTTCTTTTGCGTGTTCAGATGGTGGTGATGGAGGTTTCGATAGATGTTCAGATTGACAGCTTTCGTTGTCTTCTTGCTGACATCTACATAAATGGGGATTCGTACATTGTACAAATCCCCAACTTTATGACCTCGAAGTAGATCCTCAAGAATCAATCGTCAAACAGCGACGACTTCTTCTTTTCGGAGGATCCACCTGCCGATTTGGAACCACCACCTTTGAAGGCTTTGCCGCCAGAGGCTTTAGTGGAGCGGTCCCATGTTTCACCACGGTTCTTATCCAGCCATTTGGCAGCGTAGGCTCCGTCTTCGGTCATTTGGCCAATGGCTTTGCCCAGATCACCGTCACCAAGCACGTCGTTGAAGTCACCACCAAGACTCTCCACATAGTGGGCTACCTCAGAGATTGTCACGAGACGATCTTCAGGAAAGAATTTGATGAACTCGTTGCTTTCACGAGTTTCTCCAGTGGGATCATAATCCCCTGTGGCTTCATTCTTTTCTGTTTTATCAACGATCTGCTTCTGTATGGCGACCATCATCTTCAGACCATGGAGTTCGACAAAGCAATCAACTGCTTGTGGCAGTTCTTTCTTTGACTCGTAGTCGTAGAGGTTCAGAGTCTTCTCCTCCACTTCCATGTCACCGACTTCCTTTGAGACCAGAAGCATACACAGGCTGTTCACCTGATTGTATCCGGGAAGGTTCTTTTCTTCACCGGTCTTCTTGTCTTTGTAGGTGACTTCACCTTTGCCATTGGTCATCCAGATCATACGATTGATCTCAAGACCGTTTACCTTCAGAGAGAGGTTCAGGCATTTGGCATCAGACTTACTCGAACTACCAATGTAGGCGTACTTGATTTCAGCCGGATAGATATCCGTCTCAAGTGTGCCACCACCACCGATGTAGTCGTCTTCGACTTTCTCGCCCTTGGCGGGTTTTGCTTTTGCGAAAATGTTACCCATGTGTTTTTCCTTGTATCATGAGAGTGAGTTGGATGGTCAAAACCACCAAAAGAAAGTGACTTAATCTTCTTGGTAGTATTTGATCATTTTCTTGATGACGGGAGCGATGTCGTTGTCGATGTACAACTCCTCCCGTTCAAACAGACCGAGTGGCGACCGGAGACGATCTCCTACGGTTTGTTTTGTGGTTCGGGTTTGAAAGACGTGCTTGAACCCGACCTCTTCATCATCTTCAGTGATTTTCAGCAACTTGTTAGGATGCTTCGCAAGCTCTTTCATCGGCATCTTGAAGGTGTTGATCACTGTGGTGAAGTAGGCTTCGAGACCTTTCTTCTGCAACGCTCCCTTAACGGGAACACTGGTGCGAAAGATCCCAGCCTCTTCATCCAGTACACGATCCAAGTGACCGAGGAAAATGAAGAAGGATTCGACTTTGGTGGAAGCATTGATCAGTCGTTTGAAAAACTGACCATACTCACCCCACATCTTCATGGTGTTTGCAGAGTTGATGACATGCACCGTCTCATACATATCCATCATGAAGCTGATGGTGTCGATGACTACGAAATTGAAGGGACTATCCTCCATTTCGGCAAGTTCTTCGAGGAAGTCGATGATGTCTTCCGGGTCATTGATGACCTTATTCTTGAACTTGTTTTTGAAGGGGAGAGGTTTCCCCCCTTCGCAGTTGAAATACAGCACGTCTGTCCTGTCACGGAGTTCGTACAGGGACATGGATTTACCAGCCCCTGACTCTCCACAGATCAGAATACTGTGAGGGTTATTTTCGGCCATGTTTTCTCCTAACTTGAGAACTTGGAACCAACTGATTTCAGGACTGTTGAGTATAATTCGTCCTTTTTCAGTGGTGCATTGCTTCGTTTGTTGAGATCGAGGGTCTTCTTCTCTACCTCATCGAATGTGGCACCCGCATCTTTGAGCATCATGGCATAATTTAGCAGGGTGTTATTCCTACTACCTATATCCATGGTGTTCAAGAACCATCTTTCCAAATTGTCGAGATTACCAAGATCTGCAATGTTTTGCACATACTCGCTGTTGGCCTTAGTTTTCGGGATAAATGGAAGTACATCAAGGACTTGTGGTCCTCTGTTGATGTGGACGAGTGCCAGTGGATTGGTTCTCCACTTCCGACTCCGTTGGTTTGCAGCAGTGTCAGAGTCGAATGGAAGCCACATAGCAAAAGAGTTCATGAACTCCTTGTAATCATCCTTGTTCAAGTGAAGAATATAGTTGGTTGGGATGATCAGTCTGAAGCGATGCTCTTCGTCTGTGTGACTCTTCGTGGTGTAGGTTGCGAAAGTGTAGTCCTTCAACAACTCATGAACCGTTTCGAGCTTAGATCCACCATCAACATCAATGACAATCAGGTTGAAACCGGGGATGACCTTATCCTCTGAACGGTGCTCACCCTCGAAAGAGTGACTGGTCCAGTGCATGTCTTTTGCTATGAGCAAGGTCTCCAGCTTATCCAGTGGTTGC